ACTTAACCACCCTACCGGTATCTGATCGATATTGGATCCGATATTGTAATCAGGATCGGTTGTTTTAAGAACCATATGTCTTAATTCCCTCGTATTTCCGTATCCGTCCATTGTTATGTATGTTCGGATCTGAACCTTGCCCTTTTCCGTCTTATAACAGTTTTCTACTATTTCTGTATCGGATGTAGTAGCATCAGGGAAATCACAAACAATACGCTGCCATCCTTCTTGTATTTTGCTGAATGTGGCGCCTCTTTGTATATCAGGGTCGGTAGTTTCTAAAACAATAAGATACTCGTCCCGGACACCTATTATGCTATCTACCGACCTGTATCCACCAAGATGTATTTTACCACCAGGAGTAGTATAACATTCATCTACGGACATAATATGTCTTTCCGTAAGATCAGGGAAGTCGCATTCGGTTTTCGTCCATTCGTTAGGTATCTTATCTATTCTCGTCCACTGAGGATAAGCGGCGTCCGTTGTCTTAACAATATAATAATACTGTTCCCTTACACCAAGAACAGCATCAATAGATTGATAACCTTTTATATTGACCTTACCACCATCAGTCTTATAACATTCGTCTACTTCAACAATTTCCCGGTCCGTCATGTCAGGAAAATCACAGACCATCCTCACCCAATCTTCGGGAATGGAATCCAGCACGGTTCCTACCTTAATATCAGGATCAGTTGACTGAAGAACGGTATAAACCTCTTCCCTGGCTCCAAGGATGTTATCTATGGCTACCAAACCTTCTACTTGAACTTTTCCTTTTTTAGTAGTGTAACATTCAAGAACGTAAGTTACGTCTCGTTCTGTCATGTCAGGAAAATCACAAACCATTCGAACCCAATTCTCTGGAATTAGCTTAAAGACATGGCCGGCAGGGAAATTATCGTCCGTCGATTGAATAACGGTATAAATAGACTCCCTGATATTTATCTTATCATCTATGGCTTCCAATCCTTCTATTTCAACCTTACCATCCGGAGTCTTATAACATCTGTTGACGAACGTAATGTCTCGCTCTGTCATATCAGGAAGATCACAGTCAATCATAACCCACTCGTCCGGTATTTTAGTAAGAACTTTACCTACCGGATTATCCATGTCAGTACTGTCGGTAATTCTATGGGTTTCTTTAAGAACATCCATCTGATCGTTAAGAAGATACCAACTCCATACTTCGACCTTTCCACCAGGTGTACGGTAACAGGTTTTGAAATCTTTGATAACTTTCTCAGCTATGTTAATCCACTCCCATTCGGTTGTGGCCGGAATACCAGAAACAGGATGCTTCTTGCCTTCTTCGTCAAGATACCAATAACAGCCATTTAAGGACACAACCACTTGGTAGATTTTGTCCCCTATTTTTATACCGGATTTGCTGTCATCTACCGGTTGGGAGGAACCCCATTTTCCAACTATGTTGGTTATTTTATCAATGCCCCTACCAAAGGCACCGGATAAAAAATCCACGCCATTCATATGAAACTAACTTATTTCAAATTGTTTTATTACAAAAAAGGGGGGTGGAGGACCAGCCTCCTCCCCCTTGGGATATATAGAAAAAAGGAAAATCAAATCTTGCAGGGCTTGATATTTGCCGAAGCAGCTAACAAGTCCATAAGGTCTTGAATACCTTCGTGAGCGCCATACGGTACATGGAAGTGTACTGTAATGTGATCATCAATTACCCTACCGAAGCCGTTAGAGTAACGTGCCGGCTTCAGCGTTACTGAATAATCAGCATACGGAGCCAACAGGTCTAAGCGGGTTTCTTCGTTGGTAAACATCCGTTCCATAAGTTCTTGGTGAGTCTTACGGAAGTCGAAGAACATACGTTGTTCGCGTTCTTTATCCAGCAATTCAGCGCCAAGGTGAGTGCGCGGAGCCCAGTGCTGTTTGTATTCGGTATGGATCGGGTTGAAGTACGTGCTGATAGCCTCGCGCTGTTCATCCGGATAACCACCATTTACAGCAATACGAACAGATCCTTCTTGGAATGTCAGACGGTCAATCAAACAGTCAGACGGAGAAATCATGTAGTCAATACCACGGAACAAAATACCGCATTTGCAGTTCTTAGGAAGCGGGTCTGCGATAATAGACTGATCTCCTGCTACGGCACCCAAACGTTTCCAATTACGTCCACGATAAGATTCGGGCGCTTTCGATACAAAGAAGTCTTTGAAAATTTTATCGCATTCGTCGCAAACCATGTTAGTAACGACCGTTGTTTTGAATTTGTGTTGACATCCACCAGGTGTACCGTAATCTTCGATTGTCAGATACGGGAATGCTGCCTGTAATTCTTCTTTAGCACTGTTACCACATTCATCATCCGGCAACGTGATTTCATAAGCTTCTTTCGAAATCTTACAAGAACCACATGCTTCCCAGCTAACGGTAGTAACAGTAGGATTGCTACACATATCTGCTGTTTTAGCAACGAACGTTACTGTGGCAGTCGGATTGGTTTCTACAAATGCATCGATATCAGCCTTCGTCAGTTTCTTGCTTACGGCCACAGTGTACATACCTACGCCGCCATCTTGGGCTGCTGTTTTCTCGGCAGTGCTACTAACGGCATTCTTAATGCTTTCTACTACAGTAGACTGATCAACGCCATCATCCTCTAACGTTACGGCATAAATCAAACCGCCGTCTACCTTAGTATATCCTTCAGGACACTCTTCGCAGCCTTTCATTATAGAAGACAGCTTTTGAGTATAATCAGCAGGCTTACCACCTTCTTTCATCACCTGATATTTGGAAGTAGAAAGATGACGTCCGACTCTCTTGATATCCAAACCAGGATAAGCAGCCTTAAGCTGAGCCAGGGCATAAGCATCACCGGTAT